GACAGAATGGGCGGGTGCGGCCAAAAGGCGCAGGACCTGATGAAACGGGCGACTGACAATGTATTTAGACGCTGAACAAGCAGCAATGCGGGAACGACAGCAGAGCAATCAACGCAGATTGGAGCAGGAACAGGCGCAAGAAGACGCCGCTGTGCAACGAGCGCTCGCCGCTAGTAACGGCGGGCGTAATCGCAAGAAATTGCGTGCAGCTCTTGCTTTACCAGACCCGCCCATTGTTATGTCAGAGCCTTTGCCTATAACTCACGTCACGCTAGCGGAAGCAAAAGAACGCTGGACTGAGAGATTGAAGCATGCCAAACCCATACCGAGTGTAACGGCCAATCAAGCATTGCTGAGAAACTTCAAACAAGAAAGCAAAGGGCTAGATCAGTTGCAGAAACTAACCCTCTTGCAGACATACGCTGCCATAGTAGTGGTTTTGAGAGATGATCATTCTCTGCGACAGGCTCGCAGATCGTTCAATTCTATTAAGCATTCCCGTTTTAAGCTGGAAGGCAGCAGTTGTTGGGTTTGCGGCAATGCGGCAGACGTTCGCCATCACATCATCCAGCTTCAACACGGCGGTTTAATGACCGCAGCAAAAAATATTAGATTTTTATGCAATTCTTGTCACACGGAGATTCATCCATGGTTGGCCGCACCAATTCGACCGATGACGAGCGGGATAGCGATGTTGAATAACCGCATAGAGAGCGTAAGTGATTTGTTTAGAGACGCTTCTAACGGACTTATGATCGATCAAAAGGCTATAGAAGACGCCGCTTTGAAGGTGTTAGATTATTTCTTCAGCGTTGTCAACATCTTAAAGAAGGATCACATAGCTTTGCTTGCAGTTTAATACAACAAGGTTCTCTCCTTTGCGCAACGCATGAGAGAGGGCGACAGCAAATGATTACGCCGTCAACCCTTATTAGACGCGGACACAAGTTACCTTCTCAACCGTTTAAGTCACCGCAGGCACGGGAGTGCAGTGGTGCAAATAAACAGGCGGGCTCCCGGCCATTGTTAGTAGCAATGGTCCCCGTCTGACATCAGCCGCGATTGATTAAGTTCAGTCGCGGCCTATTTTGTTCTGGGAGGAACAATGGACGAACCTACTCGAATCCGCATCGCTACCAACGTCGTAGAAGCGCTACAACGGCAATCAGGCATCGACGTAGTTCCCGCCGCAGCGGCGATGGGACGCATCCTGACGGGCGTATTCAAGCTCACTGGCTGCAAGTTCACCCAAATCGGCCACGGGCGGCACAGGGACGTATTCGACATTATATCGCCCGAAGGTGATGCAAGTCTGGTGCTGAAGCTGGGCAATAAAGTGAGCAACGCACGCGAAGTTGCTTTATCTCTGAAGTATCCCGAAGATTGGGCGCACATTTATGCCGCCTTTGATTACGGCGTCGTCGCCGAGCGGGTAGAGACAGTCAAACAAATTTCTGATCCCCGGCTGCAGACACCAGAGTTTCAGGCGCGCGCCGAAGAGTTGAACAAGCGGTACATCGCCATTGATTACAACGACATAGGCTACGTAGGCGACCGAATGATTTTGATTGGGAGCAGCGTTCGCGTCATCAACCAAGACGCGGTGAACCCGCGCAGCAGCACGCAACAATGGCGCGCTGAGTAACATCTCTGGGAGGAGATTATGGAAAATATTGAAGGCGGTTTGCAGGACGATCAAGGTTTTATTGTGTCAAGCGAAACGAATACCGTAACAGGCAAAGTCACCGCCACAGTCACGTGTCCTACTGACGAACTCGCCGAGCAGATGGCGCAGGAAGCGCCTGCAGTAATGGCTGAAGTCGCAATCGAGGACGCAATCGAGGACGCAGTATGCGCATGCGATACCTGTCTTGAAGAGGCGGGTCCGGACCAGACGCTCGACGAAATCGATGCGCCAATACGGAATTGTTTTCGAGAAGCAGAAGATGGACTGCAGATGGCTTTCGAAGTCATCGCCGATTTGAGCGCGCGACTACACGCGCTGGAAGAGCGGATTGCGCTATTCAATGTGCGTTCGAGTCATAAGTTATAGAAAGAAAGAGGTTTAAGATGGCCGGAACTCTCCAAAAGAACCCCCAGTACAAGAACTACATGTCCGACGCGAAGAACAATGTCGCGGACGGCGCAGGCGTCACCCCGTTAGACACGCGCTACATCGTGGCCCAAAATAAGCCGGGCGGACTGCCGCAGACTTTGACTTCTGGCTTGCAGGGCGCAGCCGCTCACATCCTATCGGATGCAACAGCGGGCGTTGTCGGCAATGCCATTCTGGCAACCCGCCCCACCGCGAATGATTTTGCCGCAATGGGTGTGACCCAAATTGTGGTCTCGGCAGCGGTCGTAATAATCCTCCGATTGCTACAATCTCTACGACTCCTGTCAATGGTCAGGTTTGGCAAGTCGGTATGCAGGTCGGTCTCCGTGGTTGCACGTCAGTCATCGGCAAATCGATGAACTTCGACACGTATCGTTCAATTGAAGTGTTGACTTTCAATGGCGGTTTGAGCTTTACCGCCTACGCCCCGACTATTGCTGCAGGCACAGGAACTGAAACTGCTGGTTCAGGAGCAAGCGCAAATCTGCATTACCAAGGTTCGCTCGCAGGCGTCAGTCTGCGTTCATGCGAGTAATTCTTCCATCATCGGGCACCGAACGGCAGCCGCAAGGCTCTACCCACAAGTGCCCGCCTCTTCTCGGAGCCGCCATGCAATCGAACATAGTTCGTGTCAGGAAAACACAAGCGGACTATTTTCGGCGTATTGCGTTGCGCGAAGTCAGGAAGTCAGGAAGAGAAGTCCAAGCGTATTTAATCGGGCAGGTAGTATCGCCGAATTTAACGGTAATCGACGAGTTCCGATTTCCTAAGAAGTACGCCCGTCAAACCGCTGGCGAAGTTCAATGGTTCGCGGACGAATATGAAGTCGTCCAGAGGGCCGCCGAGGCGAGCGGCAAACGAATTGTCGGAGACGCTCATTCGCATCCCGACTGGGATGCTGTTTTGAGCCCGTCCGACTACAAAGCGCACATTAAAGAGGGTCACCGCATAGCGGGCATCTGCTCTGTTCAGAACGGACGTACACGTCTGCGATTCTGGGTTGTAGAGAGCGCCCTGCCGCTGCAGATAGAATATGTCTAGCATTTCTCTGGGAGGAGATATGACCGCAAGAAAAAGCCTCATCTCGCAGATTAACAAGATGCTGAATAAAGACGCGGTCGATTATCCAAAAATCAACGCCCTTTTCATGAAGGGTGTGCTTATTGACCCCGCTGTTTGGACCCCGCTGTACCAATCGTTTCTGACGAAGAATCAATCAGCTAGGTCAGGCGTAGGCCCAAGCGCAGTCGAACCTGAAGTGCACGCTGGCGTATTCGGATAGGGAGAAACGATGACGGAGTACAAAATTACAAAGGCGGAAGTCGCGCGCCTCTCGGTTGAATGGCAGAAAGCAAAACACTGCGTCGTCATGATTGATCCTGTTTCGATTGATTTTTGCACTGACGTTGCCAACAAAGTTCTACAAGACTTCGTTACGAGCATCGCCGAGATTCAGGCCGCTAAGAAAGCGGCAACAGGGCAACCAGTCCCTCCCCCACAAATCAAGCCCTCTCTCTTGCTCACCGACTTGTAAGGAACCTATGCGAGGAGTTTTGGACGGTCCTGATGGTAAACCAGTTTTGTTCGTCGGCGACGACAACGACGACCCCGAAGCCCAAAAGAAAGGGTACGCAATCCTTGTCTGCGCTAAGGACGGACTCTACGGACATCGTAGCATTCTCCGTTATCACACCCTCGGCGCGCCCAAAGACGTGAATTACTACCACGTCACTCGCGGCAAGCGAATGGCGTTAAACCTATTGGATTTGGACGACCCGCACTTTATTCCCGAAGAAGCAGTTTTTACGGGCCTGAATTTTATCAATAAACGGTTGACGGCTGGTGACAAAGTCCTCGTGCATTGTAACGCCGGGAGGAGCCGAGGACCAAGTACAGCCTTGGCGTATTTGCGGACAATTGGTGAAATGCCTTACGGTTTCCGAACAGCCGAAAAGATTTTCAAATCGTTGTATCCAAAATATGACCCAGCAAACGGCATGAAAACGTTTGTTCGTGCACACTGGGCGCAATTAAAGGACTTTTATGGCAATGATGGCTAATACTAATAACGGCGACATCGGTGGAGAGTTGGCCGCTAAAATAAAGAACATCGATGAGTACAAGACAGCGACCGCGTCCACGCCTAAAATTTCTACCCCGCCTACAGAGACTTTGCCTGTAGACAAGGTTGCTCCGAAAGCTAAGTACGGCTCAAAATCGGGCGAGCAGCGCATCGACCCAAACGAGCTGAACAACATGACTAAGCCGCTCGGCAGTAAGCCGATTGGCAGTTTTGCAAAGGGGACATCGCATGTTCCCAAGACCGGGGTCTACAAACTGCACGAAGGCGAAGCAGTGATCCCAAAGGACAAGAACATGGCAGATATGAAAGATAAGATGATGGCTTCTCTCAGCGGCGACGACAAGAAGCCGAAGAAAGAAATCAAAGAGATGCACATTCGCAAAACGGCGAATGGTAAGCATATCGTTAAGCATGTGCACCACCACCCTGAGCATCACCCCGACGAAGAGCATGCCATGGAAGACATGGGCGCTCTGCATCAGCACATGGAAGACCACGCTGGTACGCCCAACGAAGGCGAAGGCGCAGAGAGCGCACCGCCCGCAGGCGCAGCACAGATGACGGCAGCCCCGTCACCCGCCGCAGCACCCGCACCCGCCGCTGGCGGACCCGCAGGGATGTAGGAGAATCTATGGCAGCCGAGCATTCACCCGAAGAAAAATCCCACTTCGCCCGCTCAATGCACAAATTGCATGGCGGCGCGCTACACCGTCATTTTGGTATTCCAGAAGGCGAAACCATTCCAGAGTCAAAGAAGGAAGAGGCGGCGAATAGTTCTTCGCCCCACGTGGCCGCCATGGGCAGACTCGCAAAAGCAATGAGCGGCTGGAAAAAGAAATAAGCCAGCACTTCTTGGGAGGAAGTATGGCAGGTGAATTGGAGACGTTGCAGGCCGAGTATCTTTCGGCGTTCAACAACACGAACTACCAGCACAAAGGCATGACAGACGAGCCCGGCAGCGAATTTGCGTTGCTGGCGCTAGCGGCGTTTGACCACTACACAAATAAGCAGCAAAATGACGCAATGCTTGAGTGGATAGTGTTAAACGGTAAGGAGCGCGCGAGCGGTTTACCCGCCCCCGGCAGTTGCGAATATGACGACCTGCGCTTGACAGTTGCGCGGTATCGCTTCATGGCGCAGACCAATCTGTTTTTCTTATGTCGCATGCTTGGTTACTCCAAGGTCACGGATTCCGAGTACAACTGGTACAACCCCCAGACAAAAGGTTGGGAACTTCATAACACGCACGAGGAGATTTGCAATGAGTTCTTCGTTAGGAAAGACCCAGCAAACTTTGCTACTTTTGAGTCGTTTGCTATCGACGCAGACGCAAAAAAACAATACAAACAAAGGTTGCTACTCGTCCCTCGTGGAGGATTCAAGTCATCTATCAACATGGCTGACTGCGTCCAATGGATTTTGTGTTTCCCAGAAGTAACTATCGGCATTCTGACAGGCAAGTTGGACTTGGCTGAAGACTTCGTGGGAGAGGTGAAGGCGCACTTCACCATGGATGAAAATTTCGAGAAGGGCGACCTGTATTATGGCAAACACCGTCCCCGCCTTCTCAAGAATAAACTGACGGGTAAAACAACAATCTCAATGCTTCAGGTTTTATTTCCCGAGCATTGTGTGCGCCCGGGTTCGGGCAAATGTACCGAATTTCAGACCCCGGCCTGCACGGCAGGGGATAAAGAACCTACGATCCGCGCGACGGGTATTGAACAGTCGTTGGCTGGATCACACTTTTGTTTGTTGAAGCTGGATGACGTGGTCACCGAAACGAATTCTGAAACAGTTAATCTTATCGAGGGCATCAATCACCGTGTCGGTGTTGACAAAGCCCTAATGCACGCATTTGGATTCTTTGACCTTATCGGCACATGGTACGACGAACGTGACTACTACGGTGTGCAGATTTCGTGGGACGATAAGTTGTTCCTCGCTTCGCAGAAGAACACGACAATGAAGATTTATCGTCGCGCAGTGTGGTGGCCAACAGCCGCCTGCATGGCGGCAGGTAAAGTCGAGTCTGAATGGGTTCCGAGTGACGTTCATCTATGGTTTCCGCAAGTATTGACTTTCGAAAACATGAAGGTGTCTTCGCAGACCGAACCTGATGTGTTCGCGATCAAGTACCTCAACGATCCTCGACAAATAAACAAGATTAAATTTCCGCGCGAACTCCTGATTCGACGCACGTTGAACCATAATTTGGCACCGCATCAAGGCATGATCGTTACGACTGTGGACACGGCCTACTCAATTCAAAGTTGGGCAGACTATACCGTCATTTTGACGGCAATTATACACGGCGGAAAATTTTACGTCATTAACATGGTGCGCGGTCGATTCAACGAATATGATTTGCCAGCAGTTATCGCGGCTGTAGGTAATAAGTGGAAGCCGAAGCAGATCGTCATCGAAGAGGTGATGGGCACCGCGTTCGTTAAACGTGAAATACGCCGAGAGATGGAGAAGCTGAAGATCAGCATTCCGCTCCGTTCGGCAGGGCTGGGGCAAGGCAACAAGACTCGCTCTAAGACCATGAAGGCCAAACCAGTGCTTAGGTTGCTTGGCGACGAACGCCTTTATTTCATAAATTCCTGCGAAGGACTTGAAGAGATTTATACCGAGTTGTCACAGTTCACAGGGACGACGGACGACAAGCACGACGACATCGTATCGGCAATTTCACTACTGGTAGAAGTTTTTGCACCGTACGCCGACATGGCTGGCAGGGTAAATGCTATCCAAACGGATTACACGACTGACAATAAGTCATTCCAGATGCACCAAATGATTTATGGTCTGGGAGCGTACGCGGGGCAGACTACACAACTCGCGACCGACGACAATCCTCGAACTCAGTATGATATTGGGCAAGCTGCACAACAGATGCCTGAAGAGGATTATGGTCCAGACCCGTTGGAAGGGCTATTTTGACGAACGAAAATTGGACGGGGTTCATTCCAGCCAACCCGCAGGTAGGCGGCGATCCTGATCGCCCGCCGAGTGCACGGGACATTGTTGACGCGGCAAATAACACCGTTTCGGCACGAGATAGGGCAGAGAACTTGCTGCCCATTATGCCCATGCCTTCACGAGCGCTAGTTGAATCCCGAGCAACGCTGCCCGAACGGCGTAAATTTTTGCAACCAACCGCCGCAGTGTCCGATGAAATATTTCGATCACGCCGTTAATGAAAGGACGATATGGCTCAGTTACCAATCGAGGGCAACCCAAATCGGCCTCTCAAGGAACAAGACTATAAAGCGGACGGACAGCTAAAAACTACCGACGCAAGCGTTGCCTTAGTAGTTGGGTGTGCTGTAGCTGCAGAAGCATTCATTAGCAACAAACAATGGAACCTTCTCTGGCGAGATTCTGATTTGTTGTATCAATCTCCGCGCCCGATGTCTGTGTACGAGAACACGTACATTCTTGAACCGAATGTTCAACGGTTCACGGTAGCCAAGATCGTTAATTCAATTGTGCCTCAGTTGTACAAGGGACTGTTCTACGACGATCCGCCATTGTTACTTAGGCCAATGCCGGGCACTGAGCAAGCGTCAGTCGATGCGAAGACTTCGGTCTTCTCGTATTTGTTGAACGCTTGCAACTTCAAACGCAACACCAAGTGGGGCCTTGAACAAATGGCTCACCTCGGTACGGGCGTTTGGAAGTGGGGCATACGCTACGAAAAGATTCAAGTCAAGATCCGCAAGCCGACCGTTTACAAGGACGGGGACAATCCCGCAATCCCGACGTTTGGCGCGCCCGACATTACGCGCGAATACCGAATTGTGCCGCGACCGTTCTTTGAGTGGCGTCCGCTAGACCAAGTATTTGTTGATCCAAATACTCGCGTAGGCGATGCACGTGAAGCACGTTGGATAGTAGACATTCGCAATCTCGATTTCTATGAGTTGCTAGTGATTAAGCAGGCCATTGAAGGCTTGCCTGAAGATTCTGAAGAACGCAAAGGTTGGTCGTGGCCCGGCAAGGGCACCGACGAAGACCTGAAGCAGTTATGGATGCCGCCTGTTGAACAGGGGGCCGTGGAGTTGATGTCAGATTCATCGACGCACGTCACAGAAATTGTCCATCACTCTCTGCCTGATTCACAGAACGTAACTCCAGACTTGCTTCGCAAGAAGATGGAAGTTTTGGAATATTGGGACAAGGGTCGCAAGATCATGGTCCTAGACCGCCGAAAGGCGCTGTATTCTGGGAAGAACCCGTTCGCAGTAGCAGGTTTCCAAAATCCTATTCCGTTCCTTTCCGCCAATTGGTGGAATCGTCCGAAAGCATTCTACGGAATGGGTCTCGGACTCATCGTTGGTCAGAACCAACGTGTTGACCAAGGAACGATTAACGCTATCCTAAAGATTCTGTCCTTCGGAGTCAATCCGATTTATTTGCGGCGGCGCGATGCAAATACGCCAACTCAAATGATTCGTACAGGCGTCGGACGCATTCTCACAGTCGATGTGAAAGAAGGTCGTCCAGTCAGCGATGCGTACGGCATCCTTGAACAGCCGAAGGTTCCGACCGAAGTTTGGTCAGCACTCAGTGAGTCCGAAAAGGCTACTGAGTCGAGTTCAGGCGCAGACGCGCAACTGGTGCAAGGCAGCAGTGCTGGTCCTCGTAGTTCGATGGGCCGAACGGCTGCAGGCGCTTCGCAATTGGGAGCGGCCTCCGCTACCAGACTCGACGGACCGCTGGACAACTTCATTGAGCAGGTGTTCCAACCGTTCCTTTACATCTTGGACGATTTGGTATTTGAGTACATCGCTGACTCCGAGATTAAATTTATCTGCGGCGAAGAGTTGGGCAAAGCATACCAGCTCGATCTGGCTAGATACCACGAAGGGAAGATGGAGTTCGAAGTTCTCGCTGGCGCAAGTCTTTCGGCCAAGAGAATCATGGCTCAGTCTTTGACGCTTATCACCCAAATCTTTGAAAACCCGCAAATCCAGCAGAACTTGGCCGAGATAAACGGGGAGTACATTGATTTCAAGCCAATCTTGAGCATGTGGATGGAAGCGTCGGAATGGAAGAACCGCAACGACATCATCAAGAAGTTGACTCCAGAAATGAAGCAGGCGCAGCAGCAGAAATCGGCTGCAGCGCAAGCCAATGGAAAATTGGCAGGGCAGCAACAATTGAACACACAGAAGGCCCAGCTAAAGAGTCAGCAAGCGGATCAAGACAATCAGGCGCGCGTACAGCGCGACATTGTAAGAGAATCATTTAGAAACTCTGCCATGTCAGAGGCGACACTCGGGGAACCTAGTGCTGGAGGACTTGAAGGAAGTGCCGAAACAGACACAGTCGAGTAGACGGGAGATGTAGCAGCATATCCTGCTGTATCTCCCGCTGTTTCTCTGGGAGGAGAATATGATCGATCCAGATTTTGAGCTTACCCCTGTTGAGCGCTCTGACCTTGCTATGATGTATAACAGCAAGGGATGGCAAGTCGTTCACAAAATTTGCTTGTCCGTAGTCGAGCAATTTAGGGTTGATTTGGACAACGCGGATCACTCCAACCCCAAAGACGTGATGGCGAAGCATTCGCTGTCTCGGTCAGCAAGCGTTGTTGTTACCCAACTACTCACCCGTGTTGGATCAGAGTGCGCACTCTTGGGGGAAATGCGGAAGACTAAGCCGCAAGAATCTGCTCTGGGCTTAGAGATGGACGAAATCGAGCACATGACAGCAGGTCTCCCAAATTTATTGGGCGACGTGGCTTACATCGAAGAGGATGACGACTTAGAGGAGGGTCGGTAATCATGGCAACCTATACAAACGATCAGGTCAATAAAATGACCAGCGAGCAGTACAAAGACGCACTTATCAATGACCCAGAGTTCCGAGTGTTCGTTGACGCTGGGACTGAGCAGCCCGTTGCACGCACCGCCGTTCCTACAGGGACTGCTAGCGCTCGCGACCGCGCGCAGCTCAGCACACGCAAGGCCGAGGGCGGATTTGATCCGTCTTTTGATGACCTTCCCAACTCGCCCGCAGTGGCTGTTCTCGAACCGCCAGCGGAAGTTTTAGCGCCAGCGCCTGTAATTGTGCCAGTCGTTGAGTTGCCAGAAAAGGTTCACGAGTACCAACCAACCGACAAAGACGGCAGGCCCATCGGCGGATTGCAGAGATTCAAGTATCGCACCTCCGAAGAGTTGATTGACAAGCTGACGCAGTCCAATATGCATAGTCGTCGCAAATGGCAAGAGTTGAGTGAAGAAAAAATTTTGAACAGCGTAGAGGTTCCGGCAGACGCCACTGTTCAGGGAGAACTGGCGATGCGCCCCGTGTTGACAGCCGAAGAGCGCGCTGCATGGGAAGAGAAAAAACAAGACATCGCAACCGCTGCGCAGGCACAATATATGTTGGATCGAGACGACGACCGTCAGGTGACCAACAACCTTGTGCGACAAAACTTCGAGAACAGCGTTTTGCTGGCACTCGAAAGTTTCAAGAATAGAAATCGAGATTACGTCCCGTCGAAAGATAACGCCATGAAGGTGGTTGGCTATGTCAGTCGGCGCGGCCTTGATCCAACCGATGTAAGGAATTATCAGAAGGCGTATGACGTTCTTCGCGAAAGCGGACTCATCACTTCTGCAAATCAGCTTGCTGTGCCCGAATTGGCAACAGAGGCTCCTAGTATGCGTGAGGAAAAGACGGCACCGAATACGCAGGTGCCAGTGGTCGAGCCCGCTCGAATTAGCGACGTGACGCCACCGCAAGAAAAGCGACCTGTTGCCCAGATTTCTTCTGGACTTTCAAGTGCTGATTCAATCAGCGAAGGTGAAACCGCTGCAAAATCTATTTTAGATGCGTTCGACTATCGACACATCTTCAAAGATGGTGCAGGGAAACCAACAGGTGTAGTAAAGACGTTCCAACGCGATGCGGCATACCAAAATATGCCAAGCGAGATGTTTAAACACTATCTCGAAGAGGATAAGCGGCAGAAGCGCATTTTAGGTACCGGAAACGGATTTCCTGAATGGTGTGATGCTTGTGAAGCCAAAATCGCGGCAGATCATGCTGCTCTACGGCGCAGCAGATAAAGAACGTTCGTTGACCTTCTTTGGGAGATGAAGATCAGCAGAAATGGCAAATAATATGACTGGATATTCTCCAGCAATTAACGGCCAGTCGAACCTCCCGCAATCGACTGTGAAGTATTCATAGTACTTCGGAACAAACAACGATTGCGCAGTAAATTGTATGACAAAAAGTTCCGCGAGAACTTGAAAGCACAGACCCCGTTCGTGGCCTGTTCTGAACGTTTGGATTTGCCAATGAAAAGCGGCAACCAATACGAGATTAACATAATAGTCCCGTATCTCGAAAAAATTCGGCTATATCGGTGGAACTCTGCTATAATGGCAGACAATACCGAGGAAAGACCCCCAAGCCTTACGTTGCGAGTGCTTAATGCTCGTGGGGTATCCGTAACGACTAATACGCCGAACATGGACGAAAGCGTCCTAAAGATAGAGTCTGAACTCACAGGCGACTGTGAGAGCGAACCTGCGGTGACGTAGGTCTCTTCCGAGAGTTAAATCCAAAACACAATTGGTTTATGTACGTTCCGCTGGCCGCGAACACCGCGACTACCGTCGAAGGAACCGTGGGAACTTCCATCCCAGTGAGTGTTCTGAACACCACCGCTGTCATCGGCGAGTACGCTATCCAAAATCGCAAGGCTTTCGCAGCCGCAGCGTAATTGGCGTTCTCGGTAATCAAAACTTGACTATATCGGTGAACATCTGTTAGACTATCAACAGAAAATACCGAGGAAAGACAAATGAAAAAAACTACGTACTCGTATATCGCCGGAATATTTGACGGCGAGGGCCACTTTACAATCGGCAAAACATCGCAGCCCGAGTCAAACGGTTATCATTACACTGCACAGATGGGGATTACTAATTCGCATCTTCCATTGATGAAGTATTTGGTAAAAGCGCTGGGCGGAGTTTATTTTGTATCGCATCGGCGCAAAAATCAAAAAGTAGTGTACAGATGGCAACCGCAGGCAAACGCCACGAGAGAAAAAGCATTATTGGCGGTTCTTCCTTATCTTAGGGAGAAGCGTTCCCAAGCCCTGCTCCTCTTGAAATTTGTGCGTCTGCATGGGCAGAATGTTCCTGATGAAAGGGAAACCTTGTATCAGGAAATGCAAAGTCTGCATTCGTTTGAATCTGTAGAGACTAATATGTCAGGCAAGTTACCTTACTGCAAAGTCAATCCTTATCCGAAGACTTTTAGTGAGAACTTGAAGATAGAGTCCGACCTGCAAGGCGACTTGCAGAGTGAGCCTGTGGTGACACAGAACTCCTAAACAAAAGTAGATTACGCTAACTTTAGCTCACTTTCCCTCGCTACCGCAATCGACAATACTGTCGAAAACGTAGCCAAAGAGATGAGCTACAGACTCGGCGAGAGTCTTTCCGCTCTGGTCCGTGCGACCGCTGACGGCGCAAGCGCTATCGACTCCAGCGTGCTTGTGGAACTGGGTGCTTCCAGCACCTCCAGCTTCACCGCTCTGTCCTTGAGCCAAATCCGAAACTCCGTCCAGTCTCTGGCCGGTCGCTCGGTTCGGCCCTTCGACGAAGCGTCCAAGGCATTCTGCGGCGTCATCCATCCGTTCGCTCTTGGCGACGTGCTGGCTGACAACAGCAACGATAGCCCGCTCGACATGTTGAAGCACACCCCCGTGGGTCTGGCTCGCATGGAAGAGTTGGTTTCGGTCGATCTGACCGAAGTGATTGAGTTGCCCGCCTCTGGCGTGCACTTCTTCCAGACCAACCAGATCACCACGACCCCGACCTATCAGGGCGTGGCTGGCCTGACCGCTCTCCGCACCTATATCTTCGGGCGTGATGGTTTGTACTCCATCAACCTCGGAGCGCAGGGTGACACCGGCTTCGGTGATGGCGAATGGCAGAACATTAAGTGCAACATCAAACAGAACGTTGAGCCCAGCGTTGCTGATCCAGAAGGCCTCATCCCCGGATGGACCTCCTACCGTGTGCACTTCACCACGTCGCTCGGCCCGGACACCACGATCCGCATGAGACAAATAGATGCCGCCTCGGCTATATCCTAACTCTTTGAAAACAAAGAGAAATGATATATTGACAATAAGTCAGTGATATGTTACCCTTACTTAGAAGGTGAGGGTAACATGTCAAGACAATTTGTTGATTTGTCAGGTAAACAGTTTGGTAAGTGGTCTGTGTTACAGCGGTCTGAGAACAGCAAGCACGGCTTTATTTTCTGGATTTGTAAATGCGTTTGCGGCCTTGTTAAAGATGTTAAGGGAGCTTCGCTTACAGATGGAAAGTCTACCCAGTGTCGCAATTGTTCGCTGCAAGGCAACAATTACAATAGCAAGGGACGGCCTAGAGGAAATCATTCTGAAGCAGAAATTGCAGCACTTCGGCAACGTAATTTTGAGCGTAGAGGGAAACCCCTAACGTCAGAAAGAGCGCTTTCGGCGGTGCGATCCGCCTGCAAGAAAATGAACGAAGTTCGGCACTTACAGGCTCGTCACATTTTGAGCAATGTAGATGCTGGAGCGTTGGTTGCTGATTGCAGTGTTTGCGGAAAAGTTCCTATTAAGGTGTGCCACCATCGGCATGAAAAATGGAACATTCGCGACCAATATTCTTGCTGGGTTGGGACTCGTAGCCGCACGGCGGACGGGATTCCTGCGCAGGTTTCGTATCCTAATCAAGCATTGGAAATGTGGAATGCGCAGGAAAGCAATTGCGCACTCTGTCACGGCCCAATGGTTAGGGAAGGCAATTCTCAGGACGGTGCAACACTAGACCACTGCCATGTAACTGGCAACTTACGAGGATTTTTGCA